TGTCATAGATAGTTTTCTTATTAAACCTTTTCTAAAAGGCGGTTTGTCATAAGGTTTTTTAAAAGAATCACAATGCCAATCATAATGTTGATTTGGACCATATGTTGTAAATTGACAAGTCTCGCTCATTTCCCATTGAAAATCCCAACGTGCATTACGATTAGCAACATAAATGTAGGGTTGTATTTCTTTATATATCCAAGCCTCATCTAAAAAAACTACGTTTGAGTTTCTTTCTTTTTTTAATTTTTCTTCTTGTTCTTTGTTTAATTTTTCGTCTGTAAAATTACCAGTTGTGGCTAATTTTTTATTATGGAGATTACCATATTTTATAATGTCATCACAAAGTGTTTCCGGAATAACGGAGTCAAACCACCAATAATATTCTGCTAAATTCATTTTACTTTCCTGTCAAAATTATATGCAAAAACTATTCTTTTGCAATCTTTTATTTTAGTATCGACACTATGCATAACATAACTTCTCCATATAATTAACCGACCACTTTTAGGTGGATAGCTAATAACTCTATGTGTAAAATTATTAGTATTAGGATTTGTTTTAGCATGATTATTTAATGGGTTCATCATATCATCAACGGGATTTAAAATAGTTAGACTCACATCATCTTCGTACCCTTCTAAAAAAAACAATGCTGAAAAAATAAAACCTGGATGATTGTGTACAGGCTGGTTACTGCCAATTTTATAATCTAATAACCAAGATTCTTTGCATTCATATTCGTCTTGATACAAGTGTCCGTCTATATATTTTTTAAGCTCTGTATTAACCCAATCGTTTAATCTTTTAAACTTGTCATTAGAATGAATTTCTTCATAACAAAATCCATGGTCTTGATATTTATAGTTAGATATTATTTTTTTATATTCATCCTGTACTTCATTGATAAAAGGACAGTCACTTATTCCGACAACTGTAGGAAAACATAAATTTATTTTCATTCTTCAAATTTTCTTATTGAGATTATGGGAAACCATTCTTTATCTATACTATAAAAGAAAAAAACTTGTGTCAATCTTTCAGTATTTATTGGATGTAAATTTGCACCGTGATATATTTTAGCATCATATATTACAGCTCTGTTATATAAACCTTTTACTTCTATTGTTTTTTCATAGTGTGAGTTATTTTTATCTCTAGCTTCTGCAAAATCTTTAGAATTTATATTGTCTTGTTTGTGTATGTCCGCATAACTAAATTTATTTGTACCAAAAGTTTTAGATTTATAAAAATTTGTTCCAGAAATATTGTCTTTATCTAAATATATAATTGCAGCCATTAAACATTTATCTGTATGTATCCATCCCTCATTAGACATATTTTTTATTCCGGGTGTTTTTTGAAAACAAGTATTACAAACATGACGTGTTTCATCCTTATAAAAAGCACGTAATATTTTTTGACTAGACCATTCAAAATAACCTTTATCAATTTCATGTAATGGTTTACTACGTAAACCATACCAATGATCTCCTTTTTTTCTAGGATGATAATCTAAAGAACCAGCTAACTTAACTATCCTGTCTGGATCATCAAAAAAATTATCTATAATAGTTATTGGAAAGTGCATATAAAAATTATTCTTTCTTCATCTGGTTTACAAAACTCTTGAGCATGGTAATTAATCCCATCAAAAAAAACAACTTTATTTTTTTTAGAAATTATCGTGTGTTTAAGAGTGTGTTCTTTTTGAATTTTATACCAATTACGTTTATAATCTATTTCAGGTTGTTTTTTTTCTTCTAAGGTTTCATTAAATACTAAAGTATTTCCAGATGCATTATTTAAATAAAATATCATTACTTGATGAGGAAAATCATGATCTACATGTAAATCAGCATGTTTAGCCGTATAGTGAAAACTCATATTAATATTCATTCTAAGAATTTTATTTACTTTAATATTAGATCTTTCACATAACCTATTAAAAATTTTTTTAAAATAATCGTAGTGTGGAGAATTTTTACCAAGATTTGGATCTAATAAAGCATGAGAATTATAAGGAAAATTATTTAAAGTAGAGGGTCTATAGAACCAAGGAAAGTTATAATCTTTTACAATTCTTTCTATATTTTCAATATCGCCTTGTGGTAATACATTTTCTTTCTCAATAAACACAAAAGAAGTTTATACTTATACCCACTTACCTTCAAGTACAAATTTGTATTGAGCTTGCATATTCCAAACACCAAATTGATTTGATGCAGGTTCTGCTGATTCTTTAATTAAAACTTTTCCAGATCCGCCGTTTCCACCGTATCCGCCACCGCCACCGCCAGTGTTAGCTTGACCATTTCCGTTAGGTGTAGAACCTCCTCCGCCAGATCCGCCAGATGCAGGAGGGGCAAAATACGCTCCACCAGCTCCGCCGCCGCCAAAAGTTCCTCCGCCTTGAGGTGCTGGAATTATAGGTGTCATATCTCTACCGGCTCCACCAGCTCTTCCGCCAGGTCCGGATTGTCCAGCTCCGCCAGCTCCTCCGCCAGCTCCAGCTTTTGCTGGATTAGAAGACATTGGCCATTGTTGTGAACCACCATTATTTCCTTCAGATGGACTATAACCCCCAAGGTTTCCTGCAGAGTTTCCTCCACCAGATCCACCAGTACCACCCGTTGAATTACCTCCAGCTGGTGGTCCTCCACCGCCGCCTGTCGTTACAAAAATTGGACTTGGTTCAGGTCCTAAATAAGTATTGTTTCCTCTTGTACCATCTCCCCCACTTGCTCCTCCTACAGACACTGCTATAGGTGAACCTGGGTTGGATAAATCTGTTTTACTTCTTACTCCGCCGCCTCCAGCACCCGATCCATATCCTGGGGGTCCGCCACCGCCGCCGCCAGCAACAATAACAACTGTTAAATCAGAACTTCCACCTTGAGGTGCAAAAGTACCGTCTGATGTTAAAGCTGAAAAAGTCTCACTAATTGCTCCTGCAGGTATGTGTGATATAGCTTGATAACTACCATTATCTCTTAATGTATTACCTGCTCTTGAAGCTGTTAAATAATTTAATGTTGTAACTACTGTTGCCATATTATGCTAAATCCCATTGTTGTGTTGATGGATTCCAAACATCTGGATTTTCTTGTCCTTCAGCTCTAAAAGCTATCCATCTTTGATTGTCTTCTTGCCATACTGCTCCATAATCACCTGAACCGGAAGATGGGTTATTTGCTAAAGGTGATACCCAATCGTTAGTAGCATTTAACGTCCAACTAGGAGTTTCTGGATTAGCTGGGTTTACAAACTCATCTCTTACAGGATCGTATGTACCATTAAGTGCTGCCATTTGTTTTCTAAAAGCTCCACTAAAAGAACATTGTTTCCATGCAACAATATTATTTTCTGATGTCCAAGGTTTATCACCATGAAAATTTTGACACCAAGTTTCACCATCAACGTGCATATCGTTTTCTCCTAGTGGTCCGTCTGATGTTTCTATATCATTAGACACAACAGAAACGTGAACTACTTTGTTTTCTGAGTTTAAGTGAGCAAAATGAGCCATAAGCTATTCCTCTCTATTACGCGTCGTTTAATACTTCGTAAGATATGTAAAGATCTAAATCTCCAGAAGCACTAGCTCCGCCTTTTAGAATGTCTGCTTCCATCATATAGATTGGAGAGTCTACAAGTACAAGAGTAGAGTCAGCTGGGACTGCTACTGTTTTTGCTAGATATACTGTTGAAGCACCTGTTGCTGTGATACCTGTTGCACCATTACCCATTCCGTCAACAAATAAATCTACATCTGCTGAACTAGAACCGTCTACGTTTGCTACAGTAATTCTGTTAATTTTTAATATTACGTCTGATGCAACTGTTAGTAAAGTTGCTGTTAAAGTATTTGATAGATTAAAACCAAGGTTACCACCATTGATTGTTGCTACATTTACTAGATTCGGGTTTGCCATAATTTATTTTCTCCTTGCGTTATTCTTATCCGAAAATCATTGCCATTGCAATAGCTTTTCCTACTGTTGATAAAGGAGATCCAGCCGCATTTACCGACCCTGTTCCTTTAGGTACTAAATTAATACTAATATTACTATCTCCACCAGAAGCCGTAAATGCTGGTGCATTTCCAGTAGCTGCATTTGCGTATGTTAATTCATTAACTGCTGAACCTGTAGCTGTTAATAAAAATAATTCATTACCATTTGTGTCTAAAATTGAAGTACCAATTTTAGGTGAAGTCAGTGTTTTGTTTGTTAAAGTTTGTGTTCCAGTAAGAGTTACATCTCCTACACCTATTTGATAGATGTCCGGGTTAGTTCCATCATTTGCAGTTGCAAATAAAATAGCGTCACCTTTTTCAGTTGCTGAAAAAGTAAATGTATCTCCTGATCCAGAAGTATATTTAAATTGTACTGTGTAAGCACCTGATGTTGAATTTCTTAAAAAATAAAATGTTTGTGCATCTAAAGGAATTGTTACAATTTGATTTCCAGTAATTGAACCTGTAAGTTCAATCATTCTGTGAGACATAGTAGCACCAGCTGATCCATCAGAAACTGTAAGATCTGTAGTTTGTGCACCACCTGCTATTGATTGTGCAGTATATCCACCTGAAATTTGTTCTATTATATTTAAGTTGGTGTTAGTTTTTGTTCCCCATGTACCGGCGTTTTCACCAGTTGCCATTAGTTCTACACCGAGAGCCGTATAAGTTGATGCCATAATTTTGTTCTCCTAATTAGTATCTTTTTTTAATTTGTTTTATACTCATTGTCAATAACATATTATATTAATTACCTGCAGTAACAGTAGTATAATTTGCTGTTTGTGTAGCTGTTATTGTTTCATAACCTAAAGGCGCTACATTACCTACACTAGCAGTTGCAGAAACTCCTGTCAATCCCATAACATCTGCTGGAGTTAAAGTTCCTGTTGTTGAGGTAGCAGAAACTCCCGTTAATCCCATAACATCTGCTGGAACTAAAGCACCTGCAGTCGATGTCATACTTAATCCTGTTAAAGCTACAGTAGGATTAGAGTTAATAGAAGCAACTCCAAGAGCTGAAGTTGCACTTAAACCAGTTAGTCCCATAACATCAGCAGGAACTAATGTACCTACAGTTGATGTTGTTGACAGACCAGTTAATGCTAAATTTATACTAAAGTCTATACTTAATGATCCGACGGCTGATGTGGCACTTACTCCTGTTGGAGTTAATGTAAGATCAGATGATGCAATTGTTGTTCCAACTGAAGAAGTTGCAGAGACTCCTGTTAGTCCCATTACACTTGCAACATCTAAATAATATTCACCGCCCCAACCAGTTGTTGTAGATCCCCAAGTTTGATTACCCCAACTTACATCTGAACCTATACCTGTGGTTGCTTCAACACCAGTTAAAGAAACTGTTATTCCTGAAGCTCCCCAATTTTCAACACCCCAATCGTCTGAACCCCAACCTGTATTTATTTCTGTTAAAACATTAGGCGAACCTATTGATGAAGTAGAAGAAACTCCTGTTAGTGTAAAAGTTGCGTCGTTAAGTTCTCCCCAATCAGCATCTCCCCAACTTTGTGCACCCCAACCTAAAACAAATGCATCTTCTATTCCCCAAAGATTTGCACTCCAATTTCCTGCTCCCCAAAAATCAGAGTTAGGTGTGTTTGCTTGCCCTCCCATTCCTGAGTGATTTGTACAATAATAATAAAGAGTTGGTGCACCAGATGCTACTTGAATTTGTGTGTAAGCTCCAGATGATCCTGGAGTTCCATATGTTGTTACACCGGTAGTGTACTCGTCACCTCCGCTATGTGTTCCATTACTTGTTGTAGAAAATCTTAAAGGGTGATTAGAATTAGAACTGTCTGCTTGATCAAAATAAAAAGTTGCGCCTTCAACTAATTCTAAAGTAGGTTGTTGTACCCCGTCGATAAAATATTTATTACCACCACCGGTGCTAACTACTGTTACTGTAAATGTTCGGGTTACGGACATAAGGACTTACCTCCTTATGCTATCCTGATAATTGCGTTAGATGCGTCAGCTGTTGGAAATTGAATTGTAAAAGTTCCACTTGTTACAGTTTTGTCTGAACCAAAAGCAATTGCACAAACTGCTCTATCCGCGTTTGTATCATTATAAATTAAACAACCATTAGCTGTAAAAGAAGCAGACGTAAAACTAAGGTCTGCAAAGTCACAACATGCAGTGTCAGTTGATAAAGCTGGAGTTACACTTGTAAGTGTTCCACCACCTGCAGAATAAGCAGATCCTGATGTGTTAGAAATTTCGTTTGATGAACTATATGCTGTTGTAGATTTATTTAAAGTAGCATCACTTGTGTATAAAGCTAGTTTAAAAGTGTTTCCAGATGATGCCGTAAAATTGTGTAAAGCTTGTAAAACTTCTGCTTTAAAACTGTTACATATTGCCGATGTTATTGCCATAATATTTTTCTCCTAATTATTGAGGCGGTGACTCGATTGGTATTCTTAATGTTCCATCCGTGTAATCGTCTCGTCTTCTTCTTCCAATTTGCATCGCTGCAAACTTTTGTAGTTCTTGTTTATACTTTCCGTCGTATAATGTCAACATATCTGTTGGACCTTTTAAAAATCCATATGCCTCTACTAAACAAGCATATAACAGACCTTGAGGGAAATATAAACTAATATAATTAGTTTGATTACCCGATTCTAAAGTAGCTGGCATTTTATTATAATATATTCTAAATATGTAATTAGCGTCTGGTGTTGGTGCTAAATAGATAGATCCTGAAGTAGTATCTGATAATCCTGTTGCTCCACCAAACATAGAGTAATATTTAGGCTTACCTGTAACATCCGCGCCTGATGTAGTGGATCCTTCTGGACCTGTTAATCTTCCTACATATTCACTTAAAAAAGTTTGATCACGTCTTTCTAACCATGTACCTTTTTCAGTAGAATTTGCAGTATTAAATACTTCTACACCTCTTACAAATAAAGTTCCTGCAGGAACTCTAATATTATTTACGTCCGTTGCCATTGTACCTTGGTCCACGAATCTGTCAGAATCCATAGGTAAATCTAACATGATTCTTTGTTGAGCATTTAAAATAAAATTTTCTAATTGATCTGTTGTAAAAACGTTAGAATCTACTTCTGTGTAGTTTCTAATTTGTGTAACTAATGTATTGTAACTAATTCCTGACATAATTAACCTCTATCATTAACGGGTCCAATTGTACACTGAAAACCGCCTCCTGTTGCTGTGCTTGTAGCATTAGATACTAAAGGCACTGTTAAAGAATTATATATTACTTTTGTAGCAGGTTGTGCACCTGTATTAAAAGTTGTCCCTACAGCAGTTGCTAAATAAGATCCATAAACTTTAGCTCCTGATAAATGAGAACCCGCTTTTGTGTTAGCTAAAATTTGACCTTTATATGGAGCGGAAGTTCCGCGTGTACATCCTGTTAATGTATTTGTTGTTCTACCTGTGTATTGAATAGTTTCATTTATGTATTTTCCAAAAGTTGCACTAGTTGCATCTTGATCTACTTTTTCTATAACAATATAACCTGCAGTTGGAAATTCAGACCCATCAGTTAAAACAATTGATGTAGCAGTGTCACTTATATTACCATTTAGTGTTGTAGATAATTCTAAAGTTGTAATTGCAACTCCACCTACTGGTTGTTTAACAGATTGAAATCTTACGTAAGATGTGCCTTCATTTAATTTATTATCAGGAAAAGAAACACTTAAAACTTTAGATGCTGCTGTTGTTGTAAATGGGTTTTCTGGTAAAATATCTTGTACAGGAAACTCTACCCTTGCAGGTCTTGCATGCAATAATCCTTGTGGGTCTGCTCCTACAGGATGTGGTTCTAATTGTGGTTGTTTAGGTTCAAATTCAGATGTATGTACCCAAGCACCAGTCCATTCTTGCACCATTTCTCTGTATGGAAAAGCTGCTCCTGATCTATCAGAGATTGCTAATGCTCTACTACCTTTTGCAAATCTAGCCATTATATATTTGGATAGTATGTCTTCGGAGTAATAAATGTGCTAGCTGC